ATATTTAATACCTAAAGCATTAGGATCACCATATTTTTTAGTAAATAATATATCTGGAGATATTTGTCTGTAATAAGATTTCATTAATGAAAAAATATCACCAACAATAAAATTGTTATCTATTAATTTAGCTTGTGTTTCTGGTAATAAATTTAATTCTCTAGCTCTAGTAGATCTAGCATATCTAGGTCTATTAAATGCAAATCTTTCATAAATTAAATCATCAACATTATCTGTGTATTTAGTTTTTTCAAATCTAATAAAAGGAAAATGATTTGATAGATCTTCTACTAATTGATTTAATTTTTTATTATTAATTACTAAACCACGTTTAATAAAATCTTCTCTAATAATTTCTCTAAATAAATTTTTATTTTGTTCTATTGCAGGTTTATTGTAAATAATATTAATATAATCATCTACTAATTTTTCAGCTCTAATTAATCTTTCTTTTAATTTTGTAATTTTATTATTTATTTCTGTAGCTGTATATTGAGAAGTTTGACCATCTATTTTAGATTTAAAACTAATAGTTCCTTCTTTTTTTCTTTTCATAGTATCTAATGCAGATTCCCAAAATTTAAGTTCTTGCTCAATTGGTATTTTACGAATACCAAGTTCTTGTACTTCTTTACCAAGTGGGCCGTAAACTTTTTCTTGAGTAATTCTAGCAGCAGCTGCTACTTCTGGTACATCATGTTGCATTTTATTTAATCTTGCTTTAGCAACTTCTGTGCCAAATTGAGATATAGACATATAATCATTATTAAATCTATTTGACAAATTAATACCTAATTCAGTAGTTGGTTCTTTACCTTGTACTCTTTTAAGATAAGCTAAGTATTGTTGTTTAATACCTTGCATAGCTTCTATATTACCAACTTCCATCATTCTTAACTTAGTTTCAATAGAAGCTTCAGATGCTTGAAATCCATATTTTTCAGTATTTTTTAATTTAAGTAATGGAGTATCTAAAATATCTGCAATCATTTTTCTTGCATTTAATGATTTAGATTTAACCAATCTAAATACAGGTGTCCAAGGCCCATCTTCACCAAATAAACCTAATCTAGTTTTAATAAAACTTTCTCCTTCAAATAATTCTTTTGGAGTTGGTTGTGCTTTTTCTTCAGTTCTAGCAGCTCCAACAGAACTTGTTTTAACTTTTTGATTAGGATCTACAAATTTACCATCAATATAAATTTTATTATCAACAGTTAAACTTTTAGGAGCATGATAAGCTTCATCTGCTTCAATAAGTTTTTGTTGAATATTAGCTGGTATTTGACCTTTACTCATTTTATTTAGTAAATAAGGAACACCATATCCACCAGCAATAACCCAAGGAACATAATCATCAGATCTAGCTGGATCTAACATTTGTTTTGCTAATTCTTCAGCTGTAAATGCACTACCAAATATTTTAGCTGATTGACCATATTTGCTAAATAATAATAAACTTGATGGATCTAAAAATGCACCAGTTATTCTTCCAATATGATACCAAGGACTAGCATAATTATTTTCAGCATGTTTATTTAATTTATTTATAATAGCAGTAGTTTCTGCACTACTTTTGCTAAACATAAAATGATCATAATAATCTTCATAAGGTTTTACTTGAGGATCATCTTTTGGATTATAACCTTCTTGTTCTGGAAAATCTTGATGATTAACCATATAATTAATTGCAATTGTAGAAAGATTTTCTTCAGCAAATCCAGAAGTAAAATCAGATACTAAATTAAATTTAACTGGTGTTTCTCTTTCAACAGCTTGTTGTTCAGCTTCTTTAGGTGTAAACGGAAAAGCTGTCATTATTTAATTTTTCCTAAAGTACCACCATAAGAATTAATTCCTTTTCTATATCCTTCTAAAATCATACCATCTAAAAACAATTGATTTTCTGGTGGATAGTAATTATTAAATTCATCTCCCATTTCATGTTCAATCATAAATTTAATTAATTTTAACATTTGATTAGTATCAAAAAAATTAATATTAGTATCTCTAGTAAATTTAGTTTTTTGCTCTAATGCTTCTAAATAAGAAGCAGAATCTTGAGCATAAGATGTTAAGATTTCTTCAACTGTAGGATTATCTCCATATCTTTTAGTAGTTTCTGTAGGTGATAAAGATGAGTTATTAATCATTACTCTCATTCCAGCTCTAATAGAATCTACAGGACTAGCAAAAACAGCAGCTTGATTACCAGTATTAACATCTTTCATTTCACCATCCCATGTAGAATCTGTTTTCATAACTGCCATATAGTTATTAGTTCTAAATGTTAATGGTAATTTTTTATTATCAATATTATTATAAACGTGTTGTCTAAATTTATATTGAAGATTTTGTTGTGTATAAGAAGTTTTATGTGGTGGAAAAGCAGATTCAATTAATTTATCTTTTTCAGATATTCTTGAGTTTTTTAATATTTGTTGATCATAAGATAATATTTCATTAATTTCATTATTAATTTTTGCACCTTGTTCATAATATTGATCAAGAGAAACATCTTTTCCTAACATTTTAAAAATAAAACCAAAAGGTTTTACTTCTTTTGGCACATCATCTAATAAAGGAACATCTGGATAAAATTTATAATCACCTAAATCAAGCAATTGTTTAGTAGTAGAAAATAAAAATTTTCTTATCCATCCCTCTATTTTAGAATCTCCATCAATAATTTGACCATAATTTTTCATAAATTTATCAAATTTTATTTCAGCAACAGTATTTAATAATTGAGTTCTATTAGCAGGTAATTTATCAGATACCATTTTATTACTTCCTAATCCTGTTGGATCAAAATAATTATCACCTTGTGTTAAATTAATTGCAACTTTATATCCATTTACATCATGTAATAATTTTAAATGATAATTTGGTTTACCATATTGATTCATTGTACCAGTAGGTTCTATAATTATATTTTTCATACCAGTATCAATTTCTCTTTTAATTAAATCACTAATATCATATGGTAATTGTTCTTTACTAAATGGTTTAAAATAACCTCCAAATCTTTCAATTTGTTCACTTTTACTTAAATTTGCTTTTAAATAATTTCCTTGTGCAATAATTGCATTTTCAAGTCCTTGACCAGTAAATCCAACTTTATCTTCATAAGCATTTTTTGTAATAGTTATTTCACCAGTTCCATTAAATCTTGTAGCTCCATAACCTTCTTTATTCATAACATTTAATGCTTGAATAGAAGCAGCATAAAACATTCTTTTTCCATCATCTGTAGTAATATCAATATTTTTTCCACCATACATATGTGTTAATTGATTAATAGTATGATTTAACCAAACTGATTGTGCTTGTGGTGTTAATGTAGTTTTATATGGTAATAAACTTGTACTTTCTGGTATAAACATATGAGAATATTTATTTTTACCAGATGGAAATAAAACTTGTTTTAACCAAAATGTATCAGTATTAATATCTAAATTATCTATAGCCCATCTAAATCCTTCTACAACAGCAGGAGTATTTTCAGCTAAATGAGTAGTAATTTTTGTTTTATTTTTTTCATAATTAGGAATATCTTGAACAATAGTATTTAAACGATCTGCTGCCATTTCATTACTAGACATTGACATAATTCCAATATTTTCAGCTTCTTTATAAATAAATTCATTTTCAATAGGTAAAGTAGAAAACATATCTTTTGATTTAATGTAATTATACAATGCTAAATTTTCTTTAAATTTATCTAACATTCCTGGAGTTTTAAAATTTACATTATAATTTGTATTTAATTTAGAAATAACAGCTCTAGGTTCAATATTTTGATTTTTAAATAATTCCATTGCAGTTGCAAATTGAGGATTATTTATATCAGTTATATTAGTATCGTTAATTCCATATCTTCTAAGTAAAGCAGTTTCAAATAATTTTTTTTGATCATCATTTTCAAATGTATCAACTATTTCAAAATTAAGAGCTTTGTTTACTAATCCTTGTGCTTTAATATTTTTATCTACAATTTCTACAGCTTTTTCAAAATCGTTTTCTGAAATACCTGGCATATTATTAATTACATAATCAGTAGCATTTCCTTTACCATCTCTAAAATTATTAACATCTAATATTCCACCTGGATCTTGTAATCCATTTAAATTATATTTTTGTTTAACATCTTTTAATGCGCCAACATTTTTACCATTATAATCATCATAAAGATTTTTAATTTTTTTAACTATTTCTCCTCTAGTAAATGGATCTTTAATAGATTCAGCATATTTTTGAAATATTGGATTATTAACATCATCTGGAGTTACAGGTAAATTATCATTTCCCATAGCATAATTTGTAAAGTAATTTATTCCATCTACTTTTCCTACTTTTTTCATTATGTTAAATACTCTTAAAGCTTCAATATCTATAATATCTGAGTTTAAATCTTTTTGAAGTTGAGTACCTTTGTATCTCATAGTATTAACTAAAGTTTCTTCTGCTGTACCATAGTTATGATTTAAGTTTTTAAATGCTACATTACCAATATGACTATTAATATCTAAAATACTTAAATTAGGATTTAATGTAATTGTATCTAAGTTAAAACCTGTATCTATTTTAAATTCATCTTTTGTTATTGCCCAACCTGTTAAAGCATCTTCTGTTTTTTTAGCTTCATAATTAGTTGTTGCATAATTCATATTAGCTAAATTCTTTTGAGCTAATAAGTTTTCAGCAACACCTTTAAATGCACTAGGTGTATTTGATAAAACAGTTTTTGAATAATTATCAATAGCATTTCTCATGCCATCTGGATCAAATTTAAATTTATCTTTTAATTGTAAATAATGATCTCTAGATTGTTGATTAAAATTAAATTGCCAATCTGCTTTTGCATCTGCTTCTGCTGTTTTTTGAAATGTACTAATAACATCTGCAATTGGTGCAGCTAATTCTGCTCCTATTGTTGTAGTTGGAAATTTAGGTATTCCAATATTATCAGCTACCGAAGCTTTTAAACTAACTGTTTTTTTACCTTCTTTTAATGCCATTAATTACTCCCACTATATCCTGTTGGATTATCTAAATATTGTGCGTATGAACCTGCTCCATCATATTGACCTTTTGGTGCTTTCATAGATTTAGCATAAGCTCCTGTTTTTAATGCTGCAGCTCCAATTTTTGCATAAGCTCCATACTCTTGAGCTTTGCCCATAACTTTAGTTGAATAAATTTGACTTTGTAATTTTTGTTCAGCTCTACCAACATTAATTTTTATATTTGTAATATCTTTAGCAGCTATTCTATCTATTTCACTATCAATAGCTAAAAAACTTCTACTGTCATCAGAATAACCAGAACCTGCTACAATAGCTAAGTTTTGTTTTCTTTTTCTTTGAGCTTCTTCCATTACATCATTAGCATCTTGTAAACCTTTTAATTGGTTATACTTTCTTTCATTTTCATATTCTCTAATGATAGCTTTATTAGTTGCTTTCTGTGCTTGTACTTGTTGATATACACCAACAGCTTGTACAGCAGTACTTGCAATAGCTAAAGTAACAGGATCAGCACTCATGCAAAAACTACCTCCACAGACATTCCTAATATTTTAATTGGTAATGGATCATTTTGAGATAATGTAACAGTTGGACTTTTATCATATCCCAAAAAGAAAAATTCTTTTTTTTCAGTAAGAGGTGTGAGGTCAGAACCACCAGTAAAATTAACTTGTTGGACTACTAAAGATTTAGAGGTATTGTCAGCAGCTTTGACAGTTAAATCTAAAGCAGAGTTAAGATCAATGATGGCTCTTGAAATTCTTCTAGGTAAACCAGTTAATGGCCCTTCAGCTAATTCTTTATCAATTGGCATAGTTTCAATTATTGGTGTGTAATTAAATCCTACATTTACACCAGATGCTCTTGGTGTATTTAAAGTAATAGTATCAGATGCCGAAACAGTAAACGCACCAAGAGAGCTATTACCCTCTACAGCATTGATTTGCTCATTAGTATATATACCATTTACATTATGTAAAAAACCTTTAACTAAAGTTATTACTGCATTATCTGCAGGAGTTGCTGCTAAATTTTTATCTAAATTAAGAGTATAAGATCCACCACCATTATTAGTAACAGCTTGTATTGTATATTCAGTTGAATTACCAGCAATTGTAAATGTTTCATTAATTTGTGGATCTAAAGTAAATCCATCAACAGCTAATACAGATCCTGTTTGACTACCGCCATTTACTAATGGCGTACCTCTTTGATTTACTGTTGATGTAGTTTTCATATCTAATGTATTACTATCATCATCTGCAAATAATTCTAGCGTATAAACTGTTGTGTTATCTAATACTCTTTTAACAATACATACTAAATATTCATTTAATGAAATAATAGAATGAAAATAATCATTATTTCTAGTTTGCCATAAACTCCAACCTGCAATTTTTTCATCTCTTACAGAATGAAATACAGCTAATGTACCAGGATAAGTTGAACCATTATTTAAAAAGAAAGCATATTGTTCTGGTCTAGTAAAATTACCTTTAATAACTGCTATTTGTTTTGGACTATCAATTAAATGTTGAGCAAGAATAGATACAGATGTAGATTTATATCCATCTTCTATATCAGAATAAATAAACTCTCTTACAGATTTACCATTCTTTTGAACAAAACCTGCTGCTTGATCAAACATAACTGGAGCTGTTCTACTAATACCATAAGGTGTTTGTCTTAATACAGATACGTTTCCAGGAGTTATAGTATTATCATTTGCTCTTGGAATATAATATTCACCACCATCTGTAAATACTTGTAAGTCTTTTCCAGATAGCATATGTCTAACTTCATTAACTTCAGAACCTGCAATATCTAAATCAATTGCTTCATCTGCTGCACCTGTTCCAACATCAAAATTAAAATATTCAGATATTCTTGATGCTAATATTCCAGCAGGTCTAGATTTTAATCCACCTAACCATAATCTATTATTATGAAATGTTACAGCTTGAGGATAACCTCTAGCTGGAGAAATAGCTTCTTCTTTCCAATTAAAGTGTGGCCCAGTTCCACCAGAAACAGTTTCAATAATTGTACCTGTTACAACTGTTGGAGATGTATATCCTGTTATTTGAATTTGAGATCCATCAATTAATAAATAACTACCAACATAACCAGATGTAAAAAATCCAACACTAGAAGTAATTGTTCTTCCAGTTCCTGTAGCACTAGTAGACAATGTTAATGTTGTATTACCATCTTCATATTTATAAAATGGTGTTGCTTTTTTATATGATCCAGAAACTACTATATCTTCTTCAATATCAAAATCAAATGCAGTAACAGTAAATGTTGATGCAGAAGATCTAAATATTTTTCTAGTTGGATTATCTCGATGAGTTATAAATATTGTATCTCCAAATTGAGCATAATTTAATTCAAACAATTGAGCTGTAGTCCAATTGCAGTTTGTAGTATAATTAGAAACAATTGCAGTACCACTTATATTGTAAACATCCATTCTATTATTAGATAAAACAATAATAGCTATTTCATCATCAGAAAATACAAATGGAATTATTCTACTTTCAGCAGCTAATGTAGCTAAATAAGAAGTTCCTGGTCTTCTCATTATTCCACCTTCTGCAAGTAAAGCAAAATTTCTACATTGTTTTGCACCATTATTATAAGCAGGAGTATCTATTCTGTTAGCTAATAAAGGATTAAGTTCTCCAGAAGAAAAATTCGTTAATACAGTTTTTAATGTTCTTGCCATTATACATCAGTTCTCGTAGAATTTCTTAAGTTTATAAATCTAGAAGTATCAAGTTTTCTAGTTGTTACTTCAGAAGTATCTATGTTTTTAGATATTAAAAATTGTCTATCAGCTAATGCTTTAAACTCTCTAATCATTCCTGCATCTCTTGCAACTGATCCTGCAAATATAGAAGCTAATTCATATTCTAATGCTACTTTAAAATGAGCAGGAAAATAATCTTCTTCAACTCTATAAATATAATCTAATATAAGTGCATGATTAGCTCCATAAGTATTTACATAGATCATATCTTTGTATCTAGTATATGGAATAACATAATCATTAACTGTAATTGTTATAATTTGTAAAACGCCTGGATCAGCTGGTAACTGATAAGCATATTCATATCTACCTGTTGGTGCTGTAGCTAATAAAGATAATTGTTTTTGATTGGTAGCAAATTTCCATCTATGTCTAGTTAATGAAGATTCAACAATATCTTCATAAACATTTGAGGCAACTAAAGCTTCTGTACTACCATCTGAAAAAGAAGATATAGGTTGAGCACCTATCATTACTAAAGCTCTTGCACATATATCTACTTTTGATGTTGCCATATTCTCCTAATAAATAAATTGAGGGCAGGAAAATCCCGCCCCCAATAATTTTTGTTAAATGATATTATGAACCATTTACGACAGTTACAGTAGCAGCACCTGTTGCAGAAGACACTACAAGAATGTCAACTGTTTGAGTACCACCATTTGAACCTACGCAAAGGATAATATCGTTTTCTTTTAGTTCATTAGTTGCTGAGTTGAAGTAACCAGATGCAGCTATTGTAGCAATAGCGTCACCATCACTGTAGAAGAATACAGAGTTACCACCAGCTTCAGCAATCTTTTTGATTGGGTTTGAAGTTTCGTAAGCCATTTATATCCTCCTATTATTCAGCACATTTTTGAACTCTTAGACCATTAGCATCGATCTCAACTGCACCTATTGAAAGCATAGATGTAATTAAGTGTGATACTTTTTCTGGAATGTAGTTCACTTCAGTTTTAACATCAGAACCGATTCCTAGACCAACAGCTGATTTGTGGAATGCTAGAGTATTTCTATCACTCGCAGTTGTTGATAAACCAGAATGTACAAACCATAAGAATCCTAACCATCTTTTAGCAGTCATACCGCCTTTAAATGGTAATTCATCTTGTCCTACATACTCAAGTCTAGTGAATTGATCGATACCTAATAGATCAGACCATTGTTTAGGCCCTACTACCCAGTATCTTTGACCATCATCTGGAACATCATTTCCGTTAAATGTTTCCATCATGTTTTTAGCTTTAACTAAAGACATTGCTGTTGATGCGTCTGAGTTTACGTTATTTGCAAAAGATGTACCTGCAGCCATCACATCTCTTATCACTTCGTCAGTTTTTCTACCAAGTGCATAAGCTGCTGATTGTGCAACTACTTGTCTTTCGTCTATGTTTACCTTTAACTCGTCTAACTTGTCAACGTAATCTGCTGCATAGTAATCAGTTAAAGTTGCTGTCACATTGCTGTGAGATAGATCCATTGCAACTACTTCAGCGTGTCTTGCTTTAGTGTTTGCAGAACCTTGTGCAACTTTCTGAAACTTAACAGTATTACCGTTAACGCCATTAACATTTCTTACCAAGTTCTTTAATTTAGAACCCATTCTTTGGTAAGCCATGTGAACTTCAGCTTCGAACTGAGTTATAAAGGCATTTGTTATTGATGTAGCCATTATTAGCTCCTTGTTGTTAAGTTACGTTTATTTACCGATTGTCTTACAAATGCAGAGGATTGTTATCCAGTTAAGGGCAATCATTGAACATTTTTAAGGTCTTAATTGCAAAAATAGATTTGTTTAATTATATAAACAACGCACATTAAATCCATATCTTAGGAATAGTTATAACTTCTCCAAATTCTAACTTACCTTTATCATCATATGAATATGTACCAAATAATGTAATTGATTTATCGTCTTCTTTATAAATCCACATTTGGCTACATACAGCTTTAGCAGGTATTTGATTATCCATATCTTCTTCAGATAACCAACCTGGATCACTAACTGCATCTAGCCAATGTAAATCCTTATTAAGTTTTTTATACTTAAAAGGTTTCTTAGCCTTGTTTATTTTGATACGCCTTTTCAAACAACTGCTCCACTCGTTTTACATATGCTGGATCTCTTTGATTTGAATCGTAATATCTTGGATCATTCAACATAGATTTTAGATCTTGAATATCTGGTGTTACAGATACTTGTGTAGGTGTTGTTGGAATTGGGCTATCTTTTGTTAACTTCATAATTTCCTCAATTGCTTTTACACCTTCTGCTGTTGATGCAACGCTAGAAAAAGTATTATAAGCATCTGGCGATAAGTTTTTCTTAGACCAAAGCTCAGCTGCTTCTATTCTTTCTTTTGCAGTATCACCTAGTTTTTCCATTTCAACATTTATATCTGGTAATGTTGCTATTGCATTGTTAATAAACATATTAACTCCTTGATCAAATTGTTCTTGAGATAAACCATTTGATTTAGCAGTTTCTTTCCACCATTGTACTATTTCCATATCATCAGATACAGATACATCTACATTTTCTGGAAGTTCCGGAAGATTAACTTTGTATTCTTCTGGACTTTTTGACAATCTTTCTAACTCAATATCTTGTCTTATTTGTTTTGAAAGATCTTCTGTTCTTGAACCTAATTTCTTTTCAAGAGAATTATAACTACTTGCTAAGTTTTCTAAGTTCACTTCATTTCTATCAGCATCCCAAAATTTATCTTGTACATATTCTGGTTTAGTTACCGCAGTAGTTTCTTCTGTGGTGACTGGTGCTGTATTTGTAGCATTATCATCTACCATCTTGTTCTCCTTTTTTTATCCTTGTTTGTATTACACCTGCTAAAAATCTCATTCCTTCTAAATGAAATAATTGATTGCTTTCTATATTTGGTCCAGCAACTGCTTCAGTTGTAATTGATTTTATATAGTCGAGGACTTTTTTACCATCCTCACCTTTAAATACACCTGCAAATGTTTTATTAAGATTACGTTCTTCTTCGTCAGTTCGAACATAACCATCAATAGATTTTGCAGGGATTGGTTTTTTTGTCTTAAGACCATCCCAACTCATTATTGTGGTATCTCTCCTTCTTTTGGTGCAGTTTGTAATTGACTAATCTGTTGTACTATCTGCCTTTGTTCTTCTTCATCTCGAATAAGTTTTTCTGGCAAATTCATTTTTTGTGCTAGATACTTAGCAGTTTCATTTTGATTAACAATAACATTAATCATTTGAGGGCCAAATGTACCTGCAATAATTTCATTAAATCTATTAACATCTGATATATCTTGCATATGTTGTGCTTTTGCTAATGGAGATCTTGCAGCTATTTTAACTTCTCTACCATTAACTTTAGGTAATTCTATTCTACCTTGTTTAGATAATAATCTAATTATTCTTTTTAATAAAGGATGAATAAACTCAGATTGAAGTCTACCAAATGATGAACCTATCTGTCTAGATAGATCTGCCATTCTTTCAGAAACTTCTGTTGCTGTCATTGGAGTTCCTTCTGGTCTTCCAAGAGTTTCCATATATAAAGCTTTTTTAATATTAGCTCTCATATCTTGCAATACTAATTGGGCAACATCAAAGTTAGATGCAGATTGAATTGAATTTAATCCTCTTGATCCTGGAGCTACTGGAATTAATGATCCAGGTACTAATGCAATATTATCTGGATTAATTACTCCATCATCTTCATAAGTATAAACTCCAGATACTGCCATCTGTGCATTTTGTAATATTAACTCAATAGTTAAGTTACAAGTTTTAATTGCTGCCATAGCATTAAATATTGGCCCTCTACCATATACTTCACCAGATGCTTTATTCCATCTAAATACTAAATATGGATTTGATCCTTCTCCAGAATATATTTCTTCAAATATAACTGCTTTAGGATTTTCTAATACTACACAATATTTATATTTCTCTACATTATTTTCATAAATTCTATAAACTACTTCTACAATAGTTAAATCTTTTTTTTCTCTCAATGGATCAAAGTATTGTGGCATTATAGCTTTAGGATATAAAATACTAATATGTTCTGGTTTAACTTTTCTAGTTCTATAAACAGTATCTATTTTTCCATCTGGCCCATTCATTAAACAAACTTTAGGTAATGGTATAGCTGTAAATTTAATTGGATTAACAGCATCACCTTCTTCAACTAACATACATCCTGTACCAACTGCAAGATCCATAAATGCTTCATGTACTTCTTGATTAAAATTTGAGTTTTGTAATACTTCAAAAACATAATCAGTTATTTTATCTAACTGTAAATTAACTTGTGATTTTTGTTCTTCTGGTATTTCTGATCCAGCTTGAAAATCTGCCCATCTTGCAAAAATTGGAACAATACCAGATTGTAATCTAGATGCAAATTCTTGAACACCAACTACTGCTGTTTCATCAAAAATTTTATCAGTTCTTTTTTGTCCTGGTGATTCATCATAAAATGATTCTCTATTTGGAAGACAATATTCATATGCTTCTTCAAATTTTTCTCTCCAATGATCTTTGATAGATACAGCTTCTTTATACTTTTTTAAAATAGCAGTTGCTTTATCTGTAGTATCTACCGTAGGTGTATCTTCAATATTGTATTCCATTAAATAGGTTCTTCCATTAAAAATCTTCTTCTTAAAGCTGATCTATAGTTTTTAAATACTTTTCTTTGAGCTCTAATTTTTTTTTCTGGTTCTAAAGAATCAACTTCTTTTTGCATTTCTGCAATAACTTGTTTTTGTATTTGTTTTGGTTCACCATTATCATTGCCTGTAGGTTTTAAATTACCATAAGCATCCATGTTTCCAGATAATCTACTTTGTATATAATTAGAATATGAATCCATAGTATCTTTAAATTTACTTGCATTTTTGCTTTTTAAAACTTTTTCTCTAAAAAATTTTCTGTTAGTTTCAAATAGTTTTTGACCAACAATACCAGCAACTGCTCTTATTGCTGCAGGTGTATATTTTGGTAAACTATCTACAACATTATAATTATCTAATCTTGATTTTCCTACAGCATCTTGAAAAGATTCTTTACTTGCTTTTACTTTTGAAGCACTAATACCAGAATTAGTATATTGTTTTGCGCTATAAGATTGTCTATCATTATCACGTAAATTATTAGATCTAGTGTTACTAGATTTTGTACTAGATGATTTAGATTTACTAGATGAAGATGAGCTTCTAGCTTTTTCAGCTCCTCTTTCTCTATTTGTAGATCCATATCCGTAAGGCATTATTTATTTCTCCATTTGTTTTTAAGTTCTACAATTAATACTTTAACTTTAAAAATAATTTTATCTATAAATTTCATCATCTAAATCTTTTTGTTTTTGCTGCAATTGCTTTCGGTTGTTTAACAAATTGTTTTCCTTTTTTATTACCACTTGCTTTAGCCTTGTTAGTTGCAGCTTTTTCTTTTGCTGTAAGAGCTTTCCAAGCTTTATCAGGTAGGTATCTTCGTTTGCCTTCAGATTTTTTTCCACTACTTGTTCTCCATTTTTGTTTACTCCACTTTGAGAGTTTATTGGAACTTGACCTAGCTCCGCTATACCCTCCACCTGCTTTTTTATATATCTTGACAGCAAGTTGCATAGCTCTCGCACTGTGCTTTCCTCCCATCTTTGCTTTGGCTTGAGCTTTAGCTCTTGCCCATAAAGCAGGTTTAGTTTTCTTTGCTGTAGACATTATTTTTTTTTATGTCTATTTGCAAAGTTTCTTGCAGCTTCAACACTACCAAATCCCCAAGCTTTTAATGCTAAGGCTTTTCTAGTAGGTCTGCCTTTAGAATCTTTCATTGGGCCCTTCATTCCTGCAAACCTTGCAGCAAATGAAACCCTTCGTGGATTAGTTCCTTTTTTTACAGGTGCTTTAAGGTTCGATCCTTCTTTTCTTTTAAAGTAAGCACGACCTTTAGCATTTAATCCACCTTTAGGATTCTGATAGACTTTGGCTACCATTATCCAAAAAATCCTCTACCACCAGCTTGACCAAATAAAGATCTTTGACCAATGATACCTCTAGCAATTTTATTTTTACGTTTTTGATTTGCAGCTTCAAGAGCAGCAGATCTTTCTTCTTCTGCTAATCTTTCAGCTTCCATTTGTTTTTCAAGCGTATCATCTCTAGGTGGTGTATCTTGTTTAAATATTCCGCCCATTATAAGTTCTCCTCATCTATGTCTTCTAAATCATCTGATATTAAAGATCCCATATTAGCTTCCATTTCATCCAGTAAATCATCTTCATGAGCTTGAAGATCTCTCATTTCATCAATAATTTCCTGTAATGTTTTTTTAGGTTTTGGCATCTTGATCCCAAAATGACTTATATCCTGCTTTAATCAACGCACAATAAAGCTGATAAGGTGTAAGAATATACCATTTATAAAATCCAATTAATCTCATAATAAATGTAACACAGGTCGTATCTTTAATTCTTAGCATATGCCATTCATTTTTTACTGGGCATCTTAATACTTTGAATTGTTTTAAATACCCAAGCATAGATTCAAGTTCTTTTTTTTCTAGGAATGATAATCTAATTCCTGCATGAGTAAATTCTAAATGAACCCATATATCATTTTTGGAATTATAAGATAAAGCTCCACAATGTTTAAATCCTTTTTTAAGGAATCTTAACCATTCTGGATAAGGATGATCGCTAGCTTCATAAAAATATATTAACCATTCTTCTTGAACAGATCCCATACTTGCCTTTTTCTTGGTTTATGTTTTGCAAAGACATCCCATTCTTTTTTAGCAACAGTTACTTTCTTAGAAGGTTGTCCTGATAAAATAGTTCTACCTTCACCAGCTCCCATCATTAAATATTGAAGTGCATCGTGAACGTGGGAGTATCTATTCTTTAAAGGTTTCTCATCATATCTATCTCCAGATACTTGTAGTCTTCTATAATGATAACCACCATTAAAACCTTTTTTAAGAGTAATACATTTTTTGTCTAGCAATAAACCAGGTTTACCATCAAGTAATCTACATAATGCTGAATCTACAGCTTCTATTCTAAGTGCAACATCATTAGATGGAGCTGGACTAGCTTTCAATCCATTCTGTCGCATAATTTGAAATGGAGTTCTTTCATCTGTTTGAGATCTAAAATCTCCAGCAGGATCTCCGTAAATATGTATTTCCATACCTTTATAATTTTTTGCTATTTCTGTTCTTAATAATTCAGAAAATCTAATTACACCCATATCAAAACATACAAGCTCATTTAATAAATGCCATCTACCTGTAACTAATCTTTGTCCAAAAACAGCAGCAGGAGTTAAACCAAAGTCAACTCCAATATAAATTGGTTGATAAGGATTAACTTCTAAGTCTTCAGCAGCGCAATGTATTTCTTGTTTAAAGTTTGGATAAACAGGTTTACCTTCTTCAATAGATCCAAGTTTATTTAAAACATAAACATCAATCCATCCTTTTGTTTTACCTCTAATAATATTAGGATAATAATTTTCTGTAAGATTAGATTTGTTTTCTGCTTTTTCATTAAACTCATAACCAGTAATACTTCCATTTTCTTTTTGTTCTAACATAGCAGATGGTTGAGTATAAAAACTCCAGTTATCTGGTTTGATTAACATTAAAGCTTCATCTCTAGAAATATGATCTGGTACTGGAACATCAGCTGCCATTATGGGCCACCAATGATCTTCTTCTGGTGCATTGGTATCTGCAATAACTCCATACCAAGTAGCACCACCATCTCTCATAGATGGAAATCTTCCTACCCTCATTGTACAAGCATCTATAATTGATTTAGGTATTTCTCTAGCTTCATTTACCCAAACACCAGTAAGCTCTAAAGATAATAATTTCTTTACATCTTCCGGTCTATCAAGAGCTAAGAATATAACTTCTACATCTAAATCACCTTTAACTATTCTATGAGTATAAGGTACACTCCAGGCAAAGTTTCCCCAAGTATCTTCTGGAAACCAATCTAACCAAGTTTTAATTGTAGTAGTTCTTAATTGTGGATTAGTATTTCTAATTACTGCCCATCTTGATTTACGTTTGCCTTCTTTGTTTTTTTCTTGCAATAAACATCTTCTAAATATTTCAACACAACAAGCAACAGATTTACCAGATCCAACTGGCCCTCTTAATCCTCTAAAGAAGTCATTAGACTTCATAAATTGTTTGAGTGTTATACCTTCTGGCTTGTAATCAAATTTAGTCGACATTCTTACCTACATTTTCCTTTAACAGATTATAAACTGTTTCTTCACCAAAAGCTTCAACAAGTTTATCTGCCTCATAGTCTGTAATCATATGAGTAGGATAATGTGCAAGATGTACTCTTTTAATAATAGCTCTTAATCTTCTTCGATCTTTTAAACTTAAAGTATTGATGAACGACATTCTTCTTCCTTAACTTTTTGTTTAACAATTTCTAAAATTTCAGTTTCAGTTCCGTATTGTTTTTCAAAAGATTTTTTTGACATATGAATTGAAAACTGACCTTGATGATGGTCATAGCATAAAGGTATTACATGAAAATGAGAAGTTCTTCTTCCCATTCCAGTTCCTTTTGGTCTTATGTGATGTAAGGAAGCAGGTCGTTGACATACATAGCAGCCAAGACTTGCTACCTTATCCATCCATATTTTTTCTTCTTTGGTTGCCATTACTTCTTTTTCTTAGAAGCCATTATTTTCTTTTTTAAAGCAGTTGGTAATGTTTGTTGTTTTTTACTTAAACTCCCTCTTTTTGAGGTGTTTCCTTTTTTTCCATAAGCCATATTTGCTCCTCTGTTATTTCTTCATAAGTTGATCTACATCCATCTGGTGTGGCAGCACTTGCCATTTGTATTGCTTGTATATCATTATCTGCAGAATATACAATCTCTCTTTTAAGAGTGTCATCTTTCCATATATTTACTTTGTAATTCATATTTCCTCCTATTTAAATGAAAGAAACGAACCTATAGAATAAAAAAAAATTTTTAAACGCACCAATAACTTATTGTGGTTTTCCTTGACCTCTATATTTTTTAAAAGATCTTTTCTTAGATTTGTTCATACTAGACTTCTTTGGATTTCTTCCTATGGATGTCTTCTTTGGTATTCGTTCATGTACTAACTTGTTTAAATCAAACTTTGCTTTTGCCATGTGCTTTTTTTAACCTCTGTTGTGTGTGACACTTCCCTCGTCAGCTAAAGCTGATGAATTTTGCCCCCACCCTCCGAATCTGGCGATTCTAACTGTGTGGGTGCATACCAACGCCTCACGATAGATCGATATTAATTTTAATATCTCCTTGAATATTGTGAGCTACCTTATCTGGAGCTCTTAGTCCTACTCTATCTAGTATATCGCGAGAAGCTTCTAACTGAACGTACTCGCTTCTAGCTGAGGTAGACAGCTCGATAAGTCTTTTACTCGCACTTACTGCGCCAAGTCCAAGAGTTTGTGCTATCCTTGATTGCATATACTGTTGTACCTTTGGTAAACGTAGTGTGCGAGAAGCACTTACTCTCCCTGCTTCTTTACTTCCTTTCGTTGAATAACCTGCCTTTTCAGCAGCATCCTTTATACTACATCCTGTTGCTACGATAGTATCAACCAACTGTCTTTGCTTTTCTGTTAGATCATCTTTCATACACTATTATAATTCTACCCCTAACTGAACGTAGGCTTAGAATTTCTCCTTGTCAACAATTATTATGACACTTTAGTGTTCGTTTAAACTCACAATACTATATCTTGTATGTGCGACTTACAGGCTCTAGTGCTGCGCACCCAAGCCCTTCGGTCTTGTCCCTTCGGGTAACGATCCTGGTCGCTTGACGCTCGTTCCACTCGCTTTGGTGGAATAGGCATCCGCCTATGCTATTGATCCCATACGCAATTTTACTTCGTAAACCGTTCGCTGTTGCTCACTATTGCTATGGGCCCCTCTATACACACGTGTTCGCGATAGTATAACAAGGAATCCCCTCATCCATTCAACAGGGCGTTATGTCCACTGGGGGACATAAGCGCCGCACCTAAAGGTGCCAAGCTGTTGATTGGCGAGTACTCCCCTTGTTAGCCTACGCGATGCCACGTGTATGATGCACTGGTTTATAACAAGTCAAACAAAAGGAGATAC